AGACACCATGAACGACGTGCCGCTGGAAAAGGGGCGTTCCCAGGTGGTCAGCCGCGATGTGCGCGCGGCGGTCAAGAAGATCAAACCGGCCATCATGCGCACCATTCTCGGCAATGACCGCGTGGTTGAATATATGCCGGTGGCCGAGGGCGACGAGGAAACCGCCCAGCAGGCCACCGATTACATCAATTTCGTTGTCGTCCCCGAATGCAATCTGCGCGCCGCCATCGAGGACGCCGCCGACGATGCCCTCAAGGGCCGCACCGGAATCCTGACCTGGGGCTGGGAGGAAAAGCGCTGCGTCTCGGTGTCGGAACATTCCGGCCTTGACGACATGGCGCTGGCAATGTTGGCCGGGGACGATGATGTCGAGGTGCTGGAGCATTCGACCCGCTCCGAGAGCGTCGATCAGTATGACGAGATGGCCGGCGGCATGGTGCAGGCCGAGCAGGCCGTCCATGATGTGCGCATCCGCCGCGAGCGCATCGAACGCCGCCCCTATGTCCGCGCCATCAAGCCGGAAGATTTCTTGATCGACGACGAGGCGGTAAGCTTCGACGCCGCCCGCCTGATCGGCACCCATGAGAGGCTGACCCGCTCCGACCTCATCGCCATGGGCTATGACGCCGAGACCGTCAATGCCCTGCCGATTGCCGGCTCCGACGACCGCGAGCAGGACATCGAGGAAGACGCCCGCCGCCGCGAGGCGCTGGACACCGGCGACGACGCCAACGCCCGCGCCATGCAGGAAGTTGACTATTACGAGCTTTATGTCCGCGCCGATTATGACGGCGACGGCATTGCCGAGATCCGCCGCATCTGCATGGCCGGTGGTACCGCTTCCAAGAACATCCTCAAGAACGACGAGGTGGATTGCGCCAATTTCGCGCCGATCCGCTGCGAGCGCCTGCCCCACCAATGGGAGGGCGTCTCGGTGGCCGACGACGCCATGGAGATCCAGAAGATCAAGACGGTGCTGCTGAGGCAGACGCTGGATAACCTCTACTGGCAGAACAAGCCGCAGCCCATCGTGCAGGAAGGGTCGATCAAGAACCCGGAGGCGGTGCTGAATCCCGATTTCGGCCTGCCGATCCGGGTTGGCAACGGCATGAAGTGGCAGGACGCGGTAGGCTTCCGCCAGGTGCCGTTCATGGCGAAGGAAAGCTTCGCCATGCTGGCCTATCTCGACGAGGAATTGAGCGACCGCACCGGGATTTCCGATGCTTCCAGCGGGCTTGCCCCCGACGCCTTGCAGAACATGACGGCCAAGGCCACGGCGCTGATCGAGCAGGGCGGCATCGGCCAGACCGAAATGATGGTGCGCACACTGGCCGACGATCTGAAACCGGTGTTTCGCGGCCTTTTGAAAATCATCATCCAGCACCAGGACAAGCCGCGCACCATCCGCCTGCGCAATGAGTGGGTGACCTTCGACCCGCGCGCATGGAACGCGGAAATGGACGCCACGGTCAACACCGGGCTGGGCGCCGGCACCCGCGAGCGCGACATGGCAATGATGCAGCTGGTGATCGGGATGCAGGAAAAGCTGTTTGCCGCCTTCGGCCCCGACAATCCGTTCGTCAGCCCTGACAATCTCTATGCCGCGCTGTCGCGCCTGGTGGAATCGGCGGGCCTCAAGACCCCGGACATGTATTTCAACGAGCCGGATCCGCAGGAGGTAGCGGCGCGCTTGCAGGCCGAGCGCAGCAAGCCCGACCCCGAGCAGGTCAAGCTGCAAGCCCAGATGCAGATCGAGCAGGCCAAGATGCAGGCGTCGACGGCGCGCGAACGGGCGCAGATGGAAGCCGACCTGATGACCAAGGAAAAGGACCGCCAGATGGCGGCGGAGGCCGAGCAGCGCAAGCTGGCCCATGACGCCGCCCTCAACGAGCAGAAGATGGCCCACGAGACCGCGATGGAGCAGATGCGCATTGAGGCACAGGCGCAGCTGGCGCGCGAGAAGATGGCCCATGACGCTGAAATGGCTCGGGCCAAGCAGGAAGCCGAGGCGCGCCGCGCCGATCTTGAAGACCTGGGGAACCTGGCCCAGTCGATTGCCGATAGCGGCGCGGCCCAATGATCGAACTCACCGACCAGGAGCGGGCGCACGCCGAGATGCTGCTCGCCGACGATCTGTTCCAGCGGATCTTCAGGGAAATTGAACACAACGCCATTGAACAAATGGTGAACGCCGACATTCAGGACGACGCCCGCCGCCAGTATTACGCGGCCTGGGTGCGCTCCATCCGAGACCTGCGCTGGCAGCTTGAGGCGATGACCCAAGCCAAGCCGCGCGGCGAAGCCCCTGCATAGGGCAGGCGGCCAAAACCGGGAGATAACCGGAAAAATGGAAGAAAACGTCAACCCCGCAATGGCGGGGAACGGAACCTCCGACCCCTCGACCGATCTCGACAATCCCGCAAATCTCGACTTCGTGGATCCTGACGACGAGCAGGACACCCGCGAAGGCGCCGACGCGCAGGGAACCGAAGGCGAGACGGCTGAGACCTCCGAAGATGAAGGTCAAGAGGCCGAAAACCCGCAGGACGATGACGAGGCCGCCGAGGCCGAAGCGGAAACCGATGCCGACGAGGAATCGGATGACGCCGAGGACAAGGAAGCCCCCGATAACGTCTATGTCACCATGAAGGACGGCGAGCGCGTCTCAATCGACGAACTCAAGTCCGGTTACATGCGGGACGCCGATTACCGGCGCAAGACCATGGAGACCGCTTCCGAGCGCAAATCCGTGGCCGAGCTGCAAAACCGCCTTAACACCACCGTTGAGGCCTTCGCCAATTTCCTGTCCCAGCAGGTTCCCAACCCCCCGGATATCGCCCTGGCGACAACCGACCCTGGCCGCTACGTCCAGGAGAAGGCGCTCTATGACAGCGCCCTTTCCCAGATCCAAGCGGTTATCGATCTCGGATCGCAGGCGCGGAATGTCGGGCAGGCCGTGGACCGCGACCAGCGTCTCAAAACCCTTCGGGAAGAAGACGCCAAGCTCGCCCAGGCTTTCCCGCAGACCACCAATCCGGAGGGGCGCAAGAAGTTCTTCGATCAGGCTTATGCCGGGGCCGAAGCCCTGGGCATTTCCCGTGATGAACTCAACTCGCTGACCGATCACCGCGCCTATCTCCTCGCCCATTACGCCAAACTCGGCCTTGCCGCCGAGAGCGCGGGCAAGAAGGCCAAGGCCAAGGTCGAGAAGGCCCCGCCCATGGCCCCGCAGAAGCGGGCCAAGGGGGCCAGCGAGGGCAACCAGCGCAAAAACAGGGAGGCGATGAAGCGGCTCGCTCAAACCGGGTCGATCCACGACGCGATGGGGATCGACTTCGAATGACCACTTCATCAGGAGGCTAAAAAATGGCCGCAGTTACCAACACCTTCCTGACGACCTCTGCGGTCGGCAACAGGGAGGAACTTTCGGACGTGGTGAACCGCATCACGCCTTGATCTTTAGGGCCGTTTGTGTAAATTGGGGGCTATGCCCTCATTAGTGAAATGTGCGCAATGTGGTAAGGAAGAAAGCCTGAGGCCATCTTGGGCAAAAACCTATCGCTTCTGTTCCGTTAAGTGCAAAGGGGACTGGCGTTCGGAGAACTTGTCCGGCAAGAATAGCCCAAACTGGCAGGGCGGTGCTCGCGAAAAGCACTGCAAGCATTGCGGCAAGCTATTCAAGTGCAAGTCGAACAGGGCTTATTCCTTGTTCATGAAGCAAAAGTTTTGCTCCAAGGCTTGCGCCGATGCTGGCGGGTTCCGATACACAGGACCAAGAAACACCAAGTGGAAAGACGGGCCGGTCAAAAGGTCCGGCAGTTCTCAACAGCGTTTCCGTAAGCTTGTCCTAGAACGTGACGGGCATTTGTGCCGTCACTGTGGGACAGGCGAAAATCTCCAAGCGCATCATGTGCGATCCCTCGCGGACGCACCTAAATTGCGGTGGGAGGTTGGTAACGGAATAACACTCTGCGCGACATGTCACTCAGATTTGCACAAATTGAGAATTGGGTGAATTGCTGGAAACCCCTAACGTAAAGTCGAGGGCAATCAGCAGCCAAGCCGCATATGTAAGGCGAAAGCCCCAGGGATGCGGAAGGTTCAACGACTAGGTGCCGAGCGAAAGCGGTAATGCACCCACGAGCGCCCAACGCGAAAGCGATGATATAGTCTGAGCCGCATGGAAACATGCGGAGGGCCGGATAAAGAGCCGGTCGATAACAAAACTGGAAGATACCCCGATCTATTCGCTGATTCCGAAGGGCAAATGCGTTTCGGTGCATCCCGAATGGGAGACCGACGAGCTGGCGTCCCCGGCGGCGAATATCCAGACGGAAGGCGACGACTACACGTTTGCCGCCGTCACCCCGCCGTCCCGTCTCGGCAACTACACCCAGATCATGCGCAAGGACTTCATCCTGTCCGGCACGCAGGAGGTGGTTGACGAGGCTGGCCGTGTCCAGAAGCGCAAGTACCAGAAGCTGAAGAAGGGCGTCGAGATCCGCAAGGATGTCGAGTTTGCCATCGTCGATGCCAACGCCTCGGTTGGCGGCGCCACCCGCGAAATGGGTTCGCTGTCGACCTGGCTGGAGACCAACACCAGCCGTGGCACCAACGGCGTTGATGGCGGCTATTCGTCCGCGACCGGCCTGACGGTGGCGGCGACCGACGGCACCCAGCGCGCCTTTACCCAGACGCTCATGGATACCGTGATGCAGACCGGCTACAACTCCGGCGCCAATTTCGGCCATGTGGTTGTCAGCCCCTACGTCAAGTCGGTGTTTGTCACCTTCATGAACGACTCCAATGTTGCGCCGTTCCGCTATGCGGTTGACAGCGGCAAGGGCAATTCCATCATTTCGAACGCCGACTTCTACGAAGGCCCGTTCGGCAAGGTGATGATCCACCCCAACCGCGTGATGGCCGGCGGCGCCACCCAGGCCCGCAT